CCTAAGTCTCTCCACATCTTCAAGGCATGCGTCATAATCGTTTCTGTCACTATTGAATTTGTACGATACAGCATAATCATCCGAAGAGCAGATCATATTTATAGTGAATACATTAAGACTAGTGTTTTTTCCTAAAGGTTTATTTAGAAAGCCACTCTTAATGAAATGCGGACTAATCCATGAGCATGATCTTAGAATTCTAATGACTAACCCAGTAAGCTGTATCTATTTCCGATTCCAGAATACTCTCTCTCCTCTTCTTCAAACTCATCATCTTCTTCATAGATTGTTTCTGTGTAATCTGGTTTTGACTTTTCTCCACCATTTTCATCTTTCCAATCAGGATAAGCTGTAAAACTGTTCTTTAATTCCTTAAGCTCTTCTAGATACATATTCCGTAGGTCTCCATTCAAGTGTTGTATGGACTCCACGTGATCCATCATGTCTTCATCATTCTCCAAAGCATTCTTTATTTCATCGTTTATCTCACTTTCAGACATCATGAAAGTACTGTCTGGCAGCCTTAACATCACATTATAGTATGCTCTTAACTTATTGTAATTATCTCTTTCAGTTTCTATTTCTTCATAAACATCATAATCGTCTTCTGTTTCACCCTCCGAAGAATCATCATAGAATCCATATGGCCTTTCTTTCTTTGACTTCTTAGAACTAACTTTTGGCAGTTCATCTGTCAATCCACCGAAAAATGCAGCTGATTCGTACATCAATCTACAACTTTCTGCTGAATTCCCTATCCCTATGACAAATGCTTCAGCCCAGTCAATGTTCACAGCTGGCCCTGTCAGCTTTGTCCATTTCCTTCCCCTTTTACCAACTTTTTCAACCGAAAGGTTCAGGTCTAACTCTGGGTACTTCCTAATGATGATGCTCATGGCTTCCTTGGTGTTTTTTACACCGGTCTTCTCGTCATTTTCTTTGACAGCCAAAACGAAACCTTCTTCTGTTATGTCAAGCATTAGCTCATTGGACATTTTATAGTAGATTCTGTTTGACCCTGCTCTGACTCTATGTTTTTTTGGGATCATATTAGACAGTAGCTTGTCAAAATCAGCATCAGTTGCGGAGTTCAGTATTCCTTCAATCTCATCCATAACATCAGGGTTCTCTATGGCAACATCAATAGTTCTTTCAGGGAGAGATGTCACAATTCCGATCGCATACTTTCTTACAAGCTTACTCCTGACGCACTCTATTATTCTGGTCATTTTAGATGAAAGGCTGCTGTAGAATTTACCTCTTTGAACATTGACAGTGGCATCAAATCCGTCCTTCACTTTTTCTACTCTCAGTAGCTCCATTGACCTTCCTAAAATTAAAGCATCATTTATAGTCGGAACTGTCACCTGCTCATTTGAACTGCTAGGAATTCTATAGTCTCTTCTCGCTTCTGCTCTCTCCTTTTTGACCATATAACCCATAACATGACTTAAGTCCTCTAAACTCATGTCAGCAACATCAGGAATGCTCACTTGTCCTCTGAACTCTCCTTCTATGCTTTTACTCAAAACAGAAGCCACTTCCTGGAAGCCCTTGCTAATCATAGACATGGTTAATAGATCTATGTCACTAATTTCGTGCGGCATATTGCTAATGTATCCCACTTGTAATCCCACAGACCTGTTCTGAGATATAGCTGAAGTTTCCATAGCTATCTTATCCATTGATCTCACTCCAAGATCTGAGGTGTTCAGATTCTCAAACGCTATTCTTATAGCGTCTTTCCCGTCATCAGCTGGGAAAATGTTGTCTATTGTGAATCTCAGCATGATATCGTTATTTCTGAACCCAGCTGTTGACTTACTGTATTTGCTAAAGAAGTCAACTACTGATCTAGGCCTCTTCAATCTTTGATCTACAGCATTCTTATTGCAGTACTGTCTGATCAGATTTGCGACTGCAGTCGCTCTTGATTCATTTGTTGACGCTTCTATCATGTTCTCGCTGATTGTCACTATCAGATATTTCTCTGTCCTAGTTGATTTGTCACCTGACACAACACTGTATCTATCGATTAGCACTGTTTTATCGGCTTCATCTTGTATCGCAACAGATCGTATGCTTTCAGTCTTCGTGATTCTAGACTGACCGTCAGAATTTATAACTCCAATGAGTCTCACCAGTGCTCCGGATAGTTTTTGACTTTCCACGTCATCAACTGATGTGAATATCTCATTTTCCATCAGCTGGACAATATCAGATTCATTGATCAATCTCTTCCATGACTTCTGAATGTCATACTCAACAGGGCTTAGATTGTTTAGAACGGTCATGTAGTTGTAAATGCTTCTCATATTCTCTGTCATCTTCGAGATAACAGGAACTCTTGCTCCCTGTAAGAAAAAAGTTCTGTTTAGCATAACCTTGTTCATAGCCATCATTTGAACTGTCTCATAATTTTGGCTAGTTGACACTTGCATGACAACCTCCATTCTTGGATTTCTGAAAGTCCTTAGAGAGCTCACTAGCTTCTTAATTTTAACACAGTTATCCATGCTAATCACTTTCATCCCTTCACTGTCATATTCTACGCAATCTTTAATCCCGAGCCTGAGAGATCTGTCTATTTTGTCTATTATTCTCAGATCTGTGTCAACCATTCCTAATTTAATTTCTGATCCGTTCTCTATAGTTAATCTGTCATCGAGCAGGTAGCAGATCAGATCATCTATTCTGTTTATCATTAGTCTGTTCTTTTCATCTATTTTAACTAGTTTCTTCATCATTTTAACCTCTATCCTAGGCTTGCAATTGTCATCTATCACTTCTATGTACTGCTTCAACTCAGAAAGAACTTTGCTGTTGGTGCTGACTCTTCTAGAAATCATGCCAAGAGATTTCCGGCATTCTTCAATAACTGCATTGACATTTCTGACTTCCCATAAGTTCACATTGGAAACACTCATGTAAACTCTCTTCGTGAAGAACAGTTTTGGACCATCTATAAATCCTTGCCCTTCCCAGTAGTATCCTCCATAGCACATCGTTGCGAATGACTTTATGTCTCTGGTTGATGTTCCAACTAGGTTGTATATTATAGATTTGCTCATGAATGCTTGAGAAAGTTTGTTGACAGTGGAATCCAGATCGTAAGCCGGCTGGTTTTCTGATATAATATCTTTGATGAATCCTCCCAAATCGAATTTATCTCCCACAGGCATGAAGACTTTCCTTAATTCATTTCTCAGTTTCATCATTGCCTCTGTTGGTTTGAATTCTATAGGATTACCGAAAATCGTTTCCGTTTTGGATATTTGTTTTGTCTTGGTACTCATATCATCATAAAGACTGATTTTACTCGATTCGGCAAAGCATGCAAGTTCAAGAATCTCTCCTTCTGTCAATCTAGACACTTCTTCATTCATCAGCTCTCTCAACCTGTCACAGTATGTAGTTTCTAATCCACCTATGATTCCACTCATGGACAAAAATCTGGGACTGTTAATGAACGGGATGAAACTGTTTGTGTTATCCAGTCTTTTGTATGATCTATGAAATGACTCTCCTTTAACAGAACAGTTTCTCAGAAATCTACACAACAAACCAATGTTTGTTGTCAGTGTTGATCCTCCTGAGCAGAAGAGCATTCTGGAAAGCTCAAAAGTTGCATAGCATTCATCCAGAGGGCTAGGCATAATAGGTGCACTTACCATGGCACAAACCTGTTTTATTGTTGGCTGAAGTGCAGTAACGGGAGTGACAAAGAAACTGTAAATCTCTCCAAAATGACATCTGCTGATCACTGTCTTTGGCGAATTGGCTATGTTGCAACTAAGTGTGAATATATTCCTAAGTCTCTCCACATCTTCAAGGCATGCGTCATAATCGTTTCTGTCACTATTGAATTTGTACGATACAGCATAATCATCCGAAGAGCAGATCATATTTATAGTGACATCCTCTCTGTAACATTTCTTCATCATATTGATGAAGTATGCTTGAATACAGCAATGCATTAGAGAAGATTGCTTGTGGCAAATTCCCTGTATCATATGAGCATCAGTCTCAAACTGACATTTACCGACAGCCATCTGATCAATTATAATATTCGCCATTTCTTCTGGGATGTTGAAATTCTCTATCAATCCTTTCTTATTCACTACTTCTCCAACCTTGTTTACTACACAATAACCTTTTGTGGTTTTTTCCCACCTAAGATCATTATTTATCAGTGCATTTTCACATCTGGCTGCAATAGCATCATTGATATATATTTTCTTGTGCATTGCCTTCAAGCAGAAGTTAGTGAACATAGATTCCAGGGTCTTGTCTTTCCTCATAAGCGGAGACAGGCATGTCAAGAAAGAAGAATTCTGCATCTTCTGTCCCCAGCTGCTATTATCTCCAGCTATCGCAAAACAATTAAACTTGTTGCTGGCTTCCATATCATGGTAATACTGAACAACTTGATCAAGAAATGCTTTTTTCCTGTCTATGTTATTCATCATATCATTTGGCATCTTAGTCATTATTTCACTAGTACACTTTTCGACATAAAACTGTAGAGCTCGAATATCTATTCCTATCACTCCTAGATCTCTGAGTGCTCCGAACTGCTGCTTTGCTGCTATTCCGGACCTCATGTGCGTTTTTTCGTCTTCAACTGCTAATTTGCAGAGCTGAGCCAAGCTAGATATTCCTTTGATTTTACATATGTCAAGAATGGCATTGATCGCCTTTTCAGATCTAATGGAAACCAGTCTCTCTTTCTTGAAATTGTTCTTCTTATGTCTTTCAAAAGCCTTTACAGTCGAATGAGTTGCTATGTCTAATGTTCTTATGAAGTCACCATACGTTCTCTGTTGATCCGTAGTGACTCCTATAGCTTTCAGCTGATATAGCTGGTCGAATGATCTTGGCTCCATTTCAAACATGGCACTCAAATCATAATCTTTGTCTGACATATTTAACACAAACCACTCCATTGGTGTTAGATCAGTAACTTGTGGTCCAACATAAGCGTCAGATTCCATCACAAAGCTGTCTAGCTTTGAATGCAGTTTCCTATCAATGAGCCATCTCATGCAGAGAGGGAAAGATTTAGACACAACATTCATGAAACATTTAAGTAGCTGTTGATCATGAGTAGCTCTGAGTTCGACAAACTCCTGATATAGCTCACTGTAATCATCTGTCATAATCAGAGTCGGATTTTCATCTCTTATCTTATTCAGTCTCATTAGTTTCTCAAACAGATTGTGAAAGTCTGTCAAGCTCTCTTCAGAAGGGCCGTCATCATTCCCATTAAAACTCATCGTCATCCCCTCAGAGACTCTCACTTGTGCATTGCAAGATCTCACAACTCTGCTAAAATCATCTCTTATTTTGTTGACTCCCGAATTCTCTTTCTTTAGCTCAGATGCTAAAGCATAAAAGAAATCATGTGCAGTTATGCATTTATGTCTCTCTCTTATGATCTTTGTTTCTTCTTTATACCTGTCCTTTAACTTAGTCATTATCTTGCTTGTTGAGTCTCTGCTTGATCTATTTATGCTTTTCTTAACACTTCCATAGACTTCTTTCATGAACAGACCCATGATTCTTGGCTCGTTGCATAGCTGGCTGAAGGAATAGAGTTCACTCCTACTCTCGTCTCTGCTCAGCTCTACAAAATTCTTCCTGACTGAATCACTAATCTTCTCTAGAAGAACAGTCTCAAACTGACTATCCCCCGTTTGATTTCCCATCAGTTCCTGTGAGATTGTTTCCGCATCAAATGCTTTTCCCTCTTTTTTAAATCTCTTTTCTAACTCTTTGTATCCAGGTGCTAGCGCACTAGCAATTTTGTCTGCGACACCTTTCTTAACCAAGTTGCTGGACTTGATAGGATCGTAATCTTCTGGGAAGCTAACTTTCGTATTTGTTGTAGTGGCCATTTCATTTATCTGTAGTCCACTAACCTTTTCCACCATTTTGGAAACCTCTCCTTCAGAGAGTTTACTCGCTGTATAGTAGCCTGCCTCATTCAGAATTTCCCAGCAATAGAAAGTAAAATTGGCGTTTTCCTCATTAATCATCCAGATCTTCTTCTTCAACACTTCTTTACAATGAGTGTCGTTTCTTCTTCTAAACAGTTGATACCCATAAAGACATTCCAATCTTATCCATATGTCTTCACATTCTTCACAGTTCAGTGATCTATGCATATTATCTGTCAGGACACATTGTCTGTACCTTGAGCTTGCTTTGATCTTGCTATTTTTGATCTTCCAACTTTCTGTTGCTTTCTTACATGCTTTCGTAGTGTCCTCAAAGCTGAATGATTTAGATTCCTTAATATCAGAGAAGCAGTCAGAGCATAGTGCTTCTATAGACTCTTTTGTCATCGATTTCCAACTCAGAACTTTCTCACAGAACATGTTGTAGGCTTCTATAGGAGACCTTGGATCCATTTCCATTCTATCTGATGCATGCACATAGTAGATTGCATTGCAGAACTGTAAAGAATCTGTTATGTCTTCCATGTTGCAAAAGAAATCTATCATCCCTTTCATAGTGAATTTCTCATCATATCTCAACTTCTTTCCACCTTCCAATCTCTTGGTTTCATTCGCATTTATATTGTACAGGTAACAGGCTGTAGCTACACTTGCCATCTGCTGGCTTGCAAACCCTCTTATAGGCACGCAAAGTTTCTTTATCAGCTTCTTTATATTCATTCTCATAGAGAAGTTGTATGAGTAGAAGTACCTGCACATCTGAACAACTGAATTCGCACTTTTGTTGTTCTCACTTATGAATGGGCCAACAAAGTAACTGTAGAAGCTTATTATTTCCTGGACCTTCATAGAGTTGCTTTTTGATTTTGCCTCTGCTATTTTCTTTCTTCTTATTTCACTTATCCCCTTAATCATCCCTTCTGCATTTCCGTTTGCATAATGAGTCTGAATTTCCTTGAACTTTTCTACAAGGAACGAAATCCACTCGTCACAATTGCTATTCTCAACACCTACCGAATCACCGTTAGCAAATAGATTTCTCTGTTCTAAGCTACTCGCTATCAATGATATCAAGAAGCTTGTCTCTAGTTCCATTGAATTCAACTTCTTAATATCTATCTTGATAGCGTCACTCTTCTTGCCAGTCCACCTATTCTCCACCATGAAAATCATCTGGTTTTCTTTATAGTTTACTGTGTCACACCAGAGATTGAAGTCATCTGTCAATGCTCTTATAGTTAGTCCAGGTTTCATCTGTATCGCTTTGGACAACGTCTCCGCTATGATTGACCTCATTATGCTTGCACAAAAATACTTGTTCTTCATTAAACACTTTAGCAACCAGTCTATGCTTGCCTTACTAATCTTTGCATCAGCCTCAATAGGCTCTGCTCTCCTATAACTGTCTAGCCTTTCGTTCATCTTTATTCTGAATGAGTTACATGCCACCTCACTGCTCTGGAAAAACATTATTAGCCTCTCCATTCTTGTCTCTGATTCTGTCACAAAGTCTATTGCATTATCCTTTTTCACCCTGTCCACTCTATTCTTTAGCATTGTTTTACCTTTATCTCCTCCATTAAGAAGACCACTAAATTTGTTTCTGATTTCGGTGCAAACTGAATTGTCTATTACTACTCTGTTATGCCAGCATGGTTTTACTCCATTAGCAATATGCTTTAATGCTATGTCAACTAGTCCAAAAAAACTCTTCCTCAATGAGTTTGGCTCTAGGTTTGTCAACTGTTCTGGGTGTTTTTTTCTCAGTTCCTCGATTTTCCCTAGGACCTCATTGATCTTACCTCTGAACCTCTCAGCAGCATCAATTGTCTGATCCTCGAGATCACCTTTCAGATCTATTTCTTCGCTAACAGTGTCGGTTGTTAAAGTGATTTCTTCTATTACACCATCTTCGACATTCATCTCTCTAAGCATCCCTGCGGTGACCTGTTTAAATAGCCCCATGAACTCAGACCCTATTTCCTTGTAGTCCTTTCCACACTTAATCATCATTCCACTCTTGCTGGCTAGCTCTACATCACCTCCTAAATACATCAGTCTGATGATCATTTTTGATATTTTATCCTTCATTTTTGTCACAGCATCTTTCCTCAGCTTTCCTCCTGGGTTTTGAAGCCTGATCAGCTGAGCAATGGATGACTTTATTTCTTCTTGTTCCGGTCTCTGGCATTTTTCGCAATTTGTTCTATGAGAGTTCATCTGCTGATTTCCCATTGATATGACATTCGCCATCTTGAAGTTAGGGAATTCTTTCTCCACCATCTTGTAATCCAATTTACCCATCTGACTTCTAAATTCTCCTTTGATATCAACCATATTTGGAAACTCATCACTCAGGTAGTCTAAATATGAAGGCCTTTCTTCATTCACCTCGTTAATTGCAGCCATGACCTCTTGCTCAGAGAAATGACTAACCTGTCCTGTGTTAGTGTGCATATGTTTCCACATCTGTTCATGAATCCCCTCAGGAAATAATAGGCTTGTCGGGTTTGTATTGTCTTTTGCCTGAACTGTCTCTATGAAATTTCTGACAGTGCTCTCCTCCTCTATCATAATGCTCTTGTTTTTGATCGCCTGCTGTTTCCTAAGTCTCATCTGTTCTTGTTCATTCTCCAATTCGTTCATCATCTTTGTTCTTCTCTTAGTGTTTACTATCCTGCTGTTCAACTTCAAGAAAAGCTCAGCTATAGCCGCTACTTTGTCTCTTCCTTTATTGTTAGCTATATGTCTTTGAACATCTTCATCTGTTAGAGTCATGACATTAACTTCAACCCTTAGATACTTGCTCATAGCTACCACAAAAGGCTCCCATTTACCTCTGTCTAATATTCTTTTTGCCTCTCTTCCTTGCTTTGATGATCTCCAACATATCTCATAAATTATTAAGATCTGACTTTCTCCTCTGTTTTCTAATCTACAGAAGTCAGGCCTTTTTTCCATAGACTGGTTGATACTTGGAATTTTGGATATCAGCTGATCAATTAACTTCATTTTGCTTCTAGACCTCACAACATTCGTCCCTAGAAGATCATCCAGACCCGGTTTCTTAATCTTGTCTATACACTCTGCTATTATCTGCTTCAGATTCTTCTTTTCATGTTCATCAGTGTAATGATCCTTCTCTGTTTTTTTGATTGACTCTATTCCTAGCATTTCTCCTAGGATTCCTTTGAACCTATAGCTGTGAGTTATTAAGTTCTCTAGATTTTTCTCTGAACTCATAAGTTCCAATAGGTTGAAAAGGTCTCTAGAATTATACCTCATTTTGTAAACATTGATTTTTTTAGTCAATTCTTCCAAAGTCTTTAAAGACTCCTCAGGCCATATAACTCCATTAAATTCTTCATCCAGTGTCATCTTATAGACTTGCTCAGACAAGCTAATTGAATTCGGAGAGTAGAAAATCTTGCAGAGACATATTATAGTCTGAATTGTGTCAGTGATGTCAGTAGGCTGCATTCCTATGCTCTTCACCATCGTTTCCATGCTATCTTTCAATTCAATAACACTGCTTGTCTCATATACGTTAAGGAAATCAGCAGCCCAGGTCTCAAAGCTATCCTTCATCATGATGTTTTCTCTAACACTTTTGTATATTGCTTCTTTATCAGAGGCCTCACCGCTACCAGCTAGTATAGTTGTGGGTAAAATCTTGCATATCCTGTAGTATTCTTGGTATTTATCGCTCAGCAGTCTGTCTTTAGGACCTTTACCCATAGCCTCGGCCATGAATGCCTCCTTTGTGCAATTGTCTAAATGCGAGTAGATGATAGGCACTCTGTTCCTCTTCACAAACTGGCTCTTTAACATTCCCCCTACTCTTTTAAAAGCTCTTACAAAGGATTTGCAAACAGCTTGGCATTCATCTGAATTAAGAGCATAACATTTGCTTTCTGGAATGATTTTCCCAAGAATGTTGGAGCAAAGAATATTGCCATCTAAGCTCAATACTCTATTGCTCACCATCGGCTCACTGAAAGAATGTATGCTGAATAGCAAAGGTATGTCAATTCGAACTGAATCTCCATGTCTAAACTTTCTATTCAAATTCTTGACAATTAAGTCTTGCACATTGTATGTCTGGTTGACCACTGACTTAGTGATTGAGGCTATATTCTTATATAGTTTATTATGTTCAGGGAATGTTAGATCCTTCATACTATAGGTGCACTGGCCAATCTTGTTCATTCTAATTTCTGCAAATCCATCATCATCAAAAAAGATGCAAAAAGCCAATTCCATTTTCTTAAGCAATTTTGATATCCACAACAGTTCAGAATGCTGAGACTTGTCATTAACAAAATAGTTCTTGTAGATTACTGAACATCTTTCATCGACGTCAATTAACCTTAGTAATATATTCAATACGTCTATATCCATTTTTTATGCGCGTAAG